TTCGATTTGACCAGGATTGTTTAACATCATGATCGTACTTTTAATAACTGGTTTCATTTAACTTATATCCTCCTTAGATAGTTTCGTTATATTCATCTTCAAGAAATTTAGGAAACTGATCCCATCTCTTCAAGTTGAAAACTTTGCCATGTTTGTAATATGAGTTGTGTTCTCTTTCAAACATTACTGGTATTACATCGGTAAAATTCATCAATGCTTTAATTGACAAAGGATTATCATCGATCATGAATTCAGAGTTATGTGCCATAGCAACTTTTGCTTTTTCTTTTTCAGATCCCACTACTCTTACATGACCTTTGGGGAAGTTATTGCTTTTCAACCAATCGCGCAACTCCTTCTCTGCTGATTCCGTGTCATCGTAGAAAGCTGCTCTATTACTAATGTATACAATCTTCTTTGAACTCTTCTGTGCGAAACGAAGGAATTGTGCCGCTCCAAAAACAGGTTCTAATTTTTTGTATAATCCACTAGCAACTGCTCCACTAATGATCTCATTTGCTTCCTCTTTTGTTATTGCATATTGTTCTTCATATGAATAATTTTGAGGATCTCTTCTTTTACCGAATTTTTCTTCAAATACATCGTCCAACATTTTACTGTTTTCAGCGATTGTGTCATCTACATCTACAGAAATCGTAAACATTTAATTACCTTTCTAATACTTTGAAACTGTCTGGCAATATAATAATTCCAAACCCTATCTTCTCTACGGGAGATTCTCCCTTGATATAAGTTATGTAGACAATTCCTATCTTACCATCCTTTGGTATGATCACCTTATATCCACCACCAACATCAACATTGATAATCTCATTGTCATCGTATGAGTTAATTCTTTCAGCAATTTTATAAGCTGACTCAAAAACATTAACGGTCAACTTTCCCATTTGATCCTCTACGTTGCCTTTGTCTCCATTCAACACATTGATTGAAACAGGAATTTCTTCTGGCCTATCCCCCATATCAACAGGTTCAATCAGATGCCTAACAGGTCCAAGCTCTTTCATTGACTTGATTCCCTGTTCAACGCTAAGGATATTTTTCAGTTTTCTATACTTGATCCCTGACATGTATATCTCCTTACAGATTATCCGAGATATGTTTCTTGGTAGCTACCAAGTCAATCTCATCTCGTTGAAGAACGTTAATCAGATATCCACCCATTTTCTGATTAAGACCTTCTAATTCTATCCCGCCTGGCAACAAATCACTAACAAGAATATCTACACCATTTGCCAGTTCTTGAACAGCTCCGACTTGAATTGGACTAATCCCACCAGGACTAACCAATGCTTTCTCTTCTGCATCAGATGCATCAATTTTTTCTGTGGCTTCAGTGTCAAGCTCTTCATTGATCTTTTCAGCTTCAACATCAGCTTTAGTGTCTTCTTTTGTCTCTGCTGGATCTTTGCTCTTCTTTGTATTTGAAGGGCCTTTTGGTCTGCCTCTACGCTTAGGCTTTTCTTCTTTAGGTGTTTCTACTTCTGGTTCTGTTTTTGTTTCTGATTCTGTTTCAACTACAGTCTCAGACACAGTTTCAGTTTCAGTTTCAACTACAGGCTTAACCACTTCTTTTGTCGTGGCAGTTTGCGGAGGAGCTTCCTCATCTTCAGTATCAGTAACTCTTTTGTTCGCTTTCTCTGTTGCTTGAGCCTTGACGATCTCGTCAGCCGTTGCTCCCCATTCAGATAGAATACCAACATTTTTCAATGCTCTACCTAGAGAAGACGTAGAACAAGTTTCGGTAGGAGAACTCATCTCAAACGAATTCAGCGAATTTTTGTTTACTCCTGAAACGTCCTGTCCAACCTTCTTGCAAATATTTCCATCATCATCCTTATATACGATAATGACAGTGGTTTGCGTCATATAGAAATCTTTAGTTTCTGGAAGTGAAACTGTTTTGACTTCTAATTCAATAGGATTAGGATATAAGATATGTAACGCCATCAAGCGCCCATCAACCATAAGATACGGTTTATTCATATCATTTTCTTGAACAATTAATCCACGATCCTTTAGTGCAGGGATGATGTGATCCCTAATTAAATCCTGTCTTTCACTGGCCAGTTGCGCCACCTTTGCTTCACTCATCAATTTCTCCTTTGCTTCACTCATCAATTTCTCCTTTTCTTTCTTCTTCTAATTCAACTTTACTCATTATAATTACATCTGTTAAGTGATTCGTTATCCAAACCTTATTGTCAATTTTCCGCGTTTTTACTTCATCTTTTACTTTGTTTATCTCATTGTCTGTTACTGGTTAATTTTCGCTTCCCAACTTGATAACAGCCATGTCATCCTTCTCGATCTTTAGTAAACCGATGTCCCAACACAATGCTCTTTCCATTTCTTTTCCTTCCATGTCAATCCCCTTACTATTATATAATACTAAACTCGAATTCTCTCAAGCGAAGAAATCTTAAAACTTTTCTCGTCTAATTTGCCCCTCACTATCACTGGAGCGTTCTCTGATAACTTCAAACCAAATTGCTCATAGTTCTTTGCGAATAGAATACATTTAACATCAGACTTCCCATCAAATAAATCGAAGAATGCCATTTTCTTCCCTGTCTTTTTAGTTTTGAAAGCCTTGATATTAGATATAACTCCGAAAACACTTGCATAATCTGAATGATCATCATTGTAAGAATTTAATCTACCCATGATAGTCTCTGTTCCGAAACGTTTAATTAACTTATCAAATGTTTTGGTATCTAAAATTGTACCTAGTCTGTCCTGTTCTTTCGCTACTCTATCGCTCAAGCAATACTCTTCCTTATCAGCCCCTTCTATCGCACCCTTTACTACTCCTTCCATAACTATATCAACGTAATCTTTCCCTGTTAGCATGTCTAATTGACCCTCTGTTAGCATGTCTAATTGACCCTCTGTTTTCTTAGCTTTATCTCTCTCTTTCCTAAGCTCTGGTCTTGCTATGTTAAATATATTTATGATACGTCTTCTAGTGTATCCACACGAATCCAAAACTCCAGATTCTGCTAATGCGTCATGACTTCTTTTCTCTACTCCTGCTTTAAAAGTTCTAAGCAAGAAATCGTTAAAAGATGAGAATGGACGTATTTCTATTATTTTTCTGATTGACTCTCTACTTGTGCCCTTGATTACTCTGAGGCCAAATCTAATTTTGTTTCCATCTTCAATTTTAAACAACTCATCTGAACGATTGATATCTGGAGGTAAAACTTCTATGTCTAATCTTCTGCATTCTTTGATGTACTTTTCCATCTTATCCCATTCACCAATTTTTGAGTTGAGCAAATTCTTCATATAGATTACTGGATAATGAGATTTCAATAGCATAGTCTGATAAGCAAGAACTGAATAAGACACTGAATGAGAATTGTGAACGACGATATCATTAGCAATGAAATTATGGTTATCAAACATTTCTAAGTCATATGTCTTTTCTTTTCCCGTATATTTTATGGACTCTATAGTCGCCCATTTAACGTCATTACTACAATATTTCTTCAATGATTCAGACTTAAAAAATATTTGAATTCTTTCTATTGTGGATCTTCTAAATCCCTTCTTGTATCCCTTTGGTCCGCCGCACAATTCTTTCGAAGAAATCACGCTCCTGATCTCAAACTCATTCCATGTCATGCCTGATTTATTTTTTTCTTCTTGAATTAAAAGTTTTATGCCAGAAGGAACGGTATCATAAGTTTCAGAATTTGAGCCAATCCTATCTAGCTTTTCTTTCAATACGAATATATCATCATTTTTTCCTATAATATGTTTACATATCTTGTTTATGAAATTTTCGATACTGCTTCTGCCGAACAGCGTAACCACAAATCCATTTGTTACTTTTTTTTCGTTATTATATTTATATCTAAAAGTTTTTTCGGAAAAATTGCTAAAAATGCCAAATCTGAAAAGCAATGACTGTATCTGCTTCGCCATTTCAGAAGAAGAAGTAGCATAATAAGGGGTTCCTACATTTTTTTCTTTAGAGCTTGAAACAAACCCATCACCTGACCACATTCTGCCCAGCAATAAAGCCGTCGAATCGTTACTTAATTCAAAAATGAAGTCTGGGATAGTCTTAGCTCTTGCGTCTTTACTATCGACTCCTATTTCAACGCACCATTCTTTTAATCCACTAACATTTTTTTCTGATGTCTTCTTAACGTGCTGATTATTTCCTTTGCTTTTCTTTTTCGTTTTAGAATAAACTGTTTTCTTTTCTGTTTTTCTATCATTAGTCAAAGTGTAACCAGTGTTCTCAAATTTAATAGAATTTTCGATGTAATCATCAATCATATCTTGGTCGTTATTGTAAAAATAAACACCATTTGGATGGCATGTATTTCCTTCTGCCAATAAATGACCTAAAACAATTAACTTGTAATCATCCATTTTCTTTTTGCTTGGATTAGGTATCCGTGAAGGAACAGCTATTTTATCCCCTTCTTTCAATTCTTTAAGTTGCTTCCATCCATCAACAGTTAGAAATCTATGATTATCTGTAGTCTCTATTTTGTGGCCAAAATTTAGCATTACCTCATATATGTCTTTGACTCCGTTAAAGTGAATATCCTTTATTTTATTCTTCACAATTGCATATTCATCATTTAAACTATAGGTATTAGATATGTTTCTATTTTCATACTCTTCACCTATCATTACATACTTTCCAGTATCGGCATCTATTATTTTAGTGTCAAATTTTTGACACTTGTTGAACGCGTACTCTCCAAAATTCTCAAAGTCATCAAATAATGATTCGGCTAGATCCGTATCTCTACCTAATTTTTTAGCACCATCCAAAAACATCTTTCTGATCTTTGGTAGCTTATCCGTCTTTTTCTTGGCAACAGCTTTTCTTAAATCGTCTGCCTCTCCCAAGGTGAACCCTGCAAATACCTGACTAGTCTCCATAAGCTGTTCCTGATAAATGTGAAGATTGTACGTCTCTGAAAGAATTCCTTTCAAACAAGGATCAGGACATAACGATTCTTCTCTCTTCCATTTACGGTCAGCATACATCTTGTTGAATCCTGATTGGAGTGGGCCAGGACGACCAATAGCATTTATGTCGGCAAGTTCGGCCACACTATTAGGTCCAATATCTTTCAATAGCCCTCTCATCATATCTGACTCAAACTGAAATGTGCCTATGGTTTCACCACTTATATATTTAGACCATACAAGTTCATCTTCCCAATTAGGATTTTTAATATCTACTTCAACCCCATGAATCTTTTTGATTTCTTCTACTGATTCTCGCATTACTCTCAAAGTTACCAGACCTAACACATCCATTTTTAACATGCCGTAATCCTCAACATCATCTTTGTCAAGTTGAGAATACGTATTATTATCTTTCGGTCTGTAAGCCATTGGAAGGTAATTGTCAATAGAGTCTGGACTAATCAAGATCCCACTAGCATGAGTAGAGAATTGTCTCATACATCCAGTAATTGCTCTGGCATATTTGAATAGATCTTTATGTTCATCCTCCATGGGATGTCCCTCAAGAGAGTTAACAATGGTATCAGTGATCTCATTGGCTATTTCAAAATCTTTTTCCAATATTTTAGCAACATCTTTTATCGCAATTCTGGCTTGCATCTCAACGATATTACAGATAGGAACAACCTTATCCTCACCGTATTTATCCTTAAGATATTGAATGACGATATGTCTCTGATCATCTGCAAAGTCAACATCAAAATCTGGAGGTGAGATTCTGGCAATATTTAGAAATCTCCAATATGGAAGGTTGAATTTAACTGGTTCTATATTGGTTATCTCAAGACAGTAAGCTACCAGACTAGCCGCACCACTGCCACGTCCCGCCCCTACATACACTCCATTATCAATTGCATACTTGACCAAGTCCCAAACCATTAGCATATATTCGACAAAGCCAGTCTCTTTAATCACGTTCAACTCATGGTCTAATCTATCTATGTATACGTTAGTGATAGGCAGCTTTCTATTATAGAAACCTTCTTGAGTTATCTTAGTTAAGTATTCAAATGGTGTGCAACCTTCTGGTACTTCATATTTTGGATATTTTCTATCACTCTTTATCTCTACGTTGCATTTATCTGCTATCTCTATCGTGCTGGCAATAGCTTCAGGTAAATCAAGGAACGCAGTTTCCATCTCTGTGGAAGTTTTGTAATACAATTCTGGAGGATAATTAAAAAGCTTTCCCTCAGCGATAGTTTTTGTTGTTACTTTTATTGACGCACCAACATTACGATTAATTCCCATCAATATTTTTTGAGTGTAAGAATCTTCCTTGCTTTTATAGTGTACATCATTTGTTGCTACAACCTTAAGATTGTATTCCTTGGCTACGCCTTCCATAGCTTCTCTATATTTTTTGGAGGGATCTCCATGTTCCATTAGTTCAACATAGAAATCTTCTCTGCCAAAAATCTTGAGGTATCTCTCAACCGTTGCCTTGACATTTCCACGTTCCCATTCTCTATGTAGGTCACCAGAGATGCATGCCGTTGTGCATACCAAGCCTTCGCCATATTTCTCAAGTAAATCATAGTCGATACGAGGAAACATGTAGAAGCCTTCCATGTAAGCCATTGAACTTAGTTTCATCAAGTTCTTGAATCCTTCTTGATTCTTAGCTAAAAGAACTAGATGGTTTCTTTTAGATGTGCCTTCTTTTTTTCGTAGCTCATCTATGTCCTTCTTGTAGTTTGAACTTTCTTTCTTTACCTTTTCTCTTACCTCTTCGTCCAAGTCATGTCTATACATATCATTGCAAATGTAAAACTCTTGACCAAAGATAGGCTTGATACCGTGTTCCTCTGCTATTGTTGCGAACTTGTAAAAACTAAACATGTTTCCATGTTCAGTAACTGCAACTGCTTCTGCCCCATCTTCTTTTGCACATAGAACCAGATCCTCAATACTAATCAATCCATCAAGCATTGATCCTGATTTGGTGTGGTTATGCAGATGAACGAATCGACTCATTTCTTATCCTTTGCTCTTACTTCTAGGAATGGACCTATCTTGAATGATTTTTCCATTTTCTTAATCTCTGCGTAAAGATCCTTATCAAGAATCTTAGCTATGTTTCTAGGTTTAACCTCAAAGATCTTATCAAAAACATTAGGATCATCCATACCATTCTTTATTAGATATTCGATAACCATACCAGAAGGAATGAACGTTTTCTCAATAGTCTTACCTACGGCTTCATATTCTTCGGAATCTACGCAGCTAATAACACCTTTGGCTCTACTTTTGATTTCTTTCTTAAGTATGTCTACCTTCTTTTTGGAATCGGCTTGAACCGCATCCATAATAAGTCTGGTTTGAAGTAATTCGTTATTAGAAATTTCTTTGTACTTGTTGGATTCCATTTTTAATGCTTGATCTTTTTTTGGACAACCATCAATTATGTGACAAAACCTACACTCATTATTGGGTGATGCTGGAAATCTTTTAGTTAGATCTTTCTCTGCTGTGTTGTTATTGCAATTCAAAATTCTGGTATATGTAATTTCGAAATAATCCTCAAAGTCTTTTAGTTCCTCATCTGAAAATTCTATTTGTTTTCTTCCATGTTTAAAGAAATCAAAAATTCCGAAGATTCGTTTCCCTGGATATTCTTTCTTACCCCAAATAGAATATAATCCTAATTGCTTACTGTGCTCTACTTCTCCATCTGTGAATGCACTGTTGTTACTTTTGAAGTCAACGATCTCAACATTCCCATTTTCTCTTTGTCTAATCTGATCAATCTTCATCGTTACAGGAACACCATTGTTCAAGAAAAAATTTGCTTCTAATTCGTTATGAACGATATTTGATTTCAATTGATTTGTGGTATCGTGTTGTTCCAGAATGTATTTCGCGTCGGTATAATCTTTCAAATCAAATTCATGATACGTTTCACAAAACTCTTTAAGACAGTCAATGGTGTTTACTACCTTGCCTTCAATGTCATAATTTCCCTGTACTTCTTTTGCGCCATGACACAGCGTACCAACTATTGCTGCTTCGTGTTGTGGTCCTCGATCTTTTTCGTTATAAACCTGGTTATATCTCCACATGCACTTCGCAACCTCTGACCTACTGTAACTTAGTCTGAACATTACTTACCCTCCAAATACTTGATAATTCCCGTTGCTATCGCTTTGCCCATCTTTGTCCTATATGACATGGATTGGAGCAATTGATTGTCGTGTTGGCCGCTATGAAATGCTGGCTCTATCACAATAGACGATTCTATTTTAGACATTCTCAATATAGCATAGGCTCCATTAGAATTTTTTATTCCTCTATTTTTTGTGTCAATATTAAGTTCGAAAGATTCATTGACATAGCGTGCCAATTCTTTAGATTCTCCTGAATTTTTTTTGTACCACATCTCAAACCCATTTGCATTACTACTATTTGATCCATTGGTGTGAATAGACACCAATAAACAATTGTCGTATTTATTATGAGTATAATTCATTAGCCAATTAGCAAAAAGAGGTCTACAATTAAGATCCCTTTTTAAATTTGTACTGCCAGTATTAAAAATGTTTTTCGGTATCCAATTATAACCTTCTTTTAAGTAATCTAATGCGCATTTTTTCCATTTGTCACCTCTTGCCTTATTTAGTGACCTAGTACATTCAACATGTCCTACTTTATCTTTTAAAATAGAATAAGTAAAATTTGAAATATCGGTAACGATTTCATCTTCAATCAATCCATTATAACTAGACCTTTGATAAGTATTTTTTTTCATTTTTTCGTTATAATACATGCCATGACCAACATCAATAACTACCAAAGTTTTATTCAGATCCATATTTATACCTCATCTTATTCTTTAAATACCTTATTCTTTCTTTTAAGTTACAACTATGACAAAGAACTCTTAATCCCAAATTTTTCGGATATCCATCTTTTTCAATTTTCATATAAAATCCTTGACCTTTTAACCCAATTTGCTCCTTATTTCTGCTTCGCTCATCATATTCATTAGACTAGTAGCGCTGTACTCTTCTAATATTCTTGAAATTTCTTTTTTTCTGTTGAATGAAATAAATGTTGGAACAGTATATATCCCATAATCTTTGATGGCTGCTACGCTTTTCGTAGTGTTAACCGTGAATATCCTGGCGTTACGCTTAATCGTAGCTATCTTATTCAGTGTTTCTAAAACTTTGCTATGCTCAGGACAGTCAGTCTCAAAAAAGTAGACTAGAAACGATTTCTCCCTTTTCATTAGGGCTTGCAATCCACAATATGTTAATTCTCTTACCATTAATTCCTCAATTTTTGTTTTGTCTCTATGTATTATAACCGTGTAAGTGATTTAAGTGAAGGGATATATTTAAATAATTGTTGTTATCTTCATATTTTTTTACCTAACTTGATATTTTCTTCATAATCACTATCATAATTACACGCGAAAAAATCTACCGTACTACTATCGCGTTCATGATCCTTCAATATTATGCTTTTACATTTATCAACATCAATCTTATTTTTTAGAAACATCACATTAATGATCTTTTCGTTTTCATACATAAAATTATAACATGGCTTAACGGTGCACTTTAATGCGTTCCTTTTCAATCTTTGAGGAGTTATTACGGATCTTACTGCTTTACCTTTTCTTACCCTGGTTCCAGTATTGTTATCTTTTTTTGCTTCTTTGATAGAATTTTCTTCAAACCCCAAAAACACCAACATAACATAATCATAACTTTCTAAATATAATTCTACCGATTTATTTATGAAATTAGATTTTACATCATCAAAAATTAAACAACAAGCCCTATCTTCATAACCGTATTTTAACAATAACTGTTTCATTTTTTTTCTTAATAATGATTTGTCTTCTATCGCTTTATCTCCTTTAGGAAATAACCCTCCACATAAATTTATTCCCCATTTATTATAAAACTCAACTGTTGTTTTTTCTAGATTTTTATGTGTTCTCCAAACCTTTCCTCTGTGAGAGTCTTTACTGTTTTTATCGTGAGTTTTTCTTCTGTGAATACCTTTTGCGAGAAAAACAGATACAGCCCTAAACCCTGTTTTCAATACTGATATAGTCAAATCAACGTCTGAATATCCGTAGATCATTTTTGGATCATTTTTACATCCTAATTTCATTAAGCTGTTTCTTATTAGATAAAATCCACCAGGCACTAAATACACATCAACTATTGGATCTGTACCTTTAACTCTTTCTAAGTTTAAAAATTCTTCATCCATATTGCCTAATGTGCCTCTTTTATCAAAACAAGTCAATGGATAGTTACTAAATGCCCCTCCACATATTCCTATGTCTTTATTTTTGTCCAAAACATTCTTCAACGTAATGATAGCATTTCCAACTATTTCCATATCATCGTCCAAACCAAGCACATAATCATACTCTTTTTCGACGATTATTTCATCAAGAAAATTCCTAGCTTCTGAACACCACATAGTTTTTTCATTAAAAATTAAATTAACATCTTCATATTTAGAAAACGTACTCTTAAACTTAGATACCCTATTTTTATCTTTTGTCATCACCAATATGAATATATCATATGTGAACCCATCGCTATATCTTTTCACGGAATCAACCGCTGCTTTACATGCGTCTACGTCTCTAACGGTAACGATTGAAACAGCTATATCCTTTTTATTATTTTCATTATTTTTTTTAAGATCAATCATCTGAACCATCCCAATAAATTTTTATCCACTCATCTATTTTCTTAATCGTATTTTCCCTACCATTACCAGTATTCAAATCGAATCTCTTAAACTCATTAAACGCAGATTTGAACCAATTTTCATTAGCCGGATATTCTTTCCATTTTTTAGCGAATAAAGCCACAGATTTTGCTATATTGTCTTTGGTTCTCCATCTTCCAAGTCCAGGAGTTTTCCTATGAATTGCGTTAGCATTTGGAGCCATAACTACTTTCATTTTTTTAGCTTTTACTTGTTTTGACAAATCTATATCAGAAAAACCAGCAGGATACCTCCCATCGGTTCTAACTCCTTCGTATATCAGCTCTGCCCTAATCATAGATATTCCACCTGGAGAATAGGCACTCTCCCTCACGTTTGAATTTCCTCTTTCCAATGCCTCATACCCAACTATATTATCTCCACAAGTTATTTCCTTGTGTCCAAAATGAGGAAATTTATTATCTTTAATTCTAATATACGTTCCACCGCATATGCCTATATCGTTATCATCTTCCATGATATTATACATATCACTAACGCATTCATATTTCAATTCCATATCATCATCTAAACTAAACATGTATTTATATTTTGTATTTTGATTTACGATATGGCTCTCAAGTATTTCTCTTCCTTTTGCACAAGTGGTGACAAAATTTTTATTGGTTAACGAAATTACATTAGGATAATTCTTTTTAACTTTTTTGTTCTCTTCTATTCCATTATATAGAATATATATATCGTAGTCAAAATTGCTACAATGTTCTATTATAGACCCAATAGTTGATGATAAAACTTTGAACTTTCTAATTGTGGTTATGTAAAATGCTATATCTTTCACCGCGTTACTCCTAAAATTTTTCAAACAAATCAAATATTAAAATAACTTTCTATATTTTTTGCTGTATCAGTTATTTTTCCAAAATTTATACTTTTCTTAAATCTTTTAAAATCATCACTAGGTAATAAACCCCATTTATTGTAAAAATATATCGCTGAATTCCTATAATTACTTCTAGTCCTCCAATTGTTCTCCCTAATATTTTCTGAGTTATGTTTTTTATTTACCATTCTTCTATGTAAAGATTTTGCTCTAACAAAAACTCCTACCCTATACCCAGATTTAGCTACCGTAATTGGCAGATCTATATCCCAAAACCCAAAAGAGATATTATCATCACTCAAAACTCCAGATTCTATTATAGATTTTCTAATTATGTAATACCCACCTACAACGAATGGTGTATCTCTAAATTTTCTTTCGTCATTTTTGTTCCATCTTTTTTTGTTCATTTTATCTTTTGAAACCAAAAGTTTACACCCAGATCTAACACGTCCATCTCCATGTTCTGTGGTGGTTCCACTGCACATCCCAACATCATCATTATTTTCCATGAACCTGAACAATCTCAAAGGACCATTTTCCATTGCCTCTATGTCATCATCCAACATAAAAATGTATTTGTATGGCTTGTCAGATAAAAACATTTCCATATGTTTTCTGGCACCACTAGGATACATTCTCTTATTTAATTTCATAGATATTACATCATCTGGAATACATTCTGGTATATCGATTCCGTTAAATAATACATATATATCATAAGACAAATTTCCTACGTTATCTTTTATTGATTCTATGCAAGCCTTTGCCACTTCAAAATCCCTGATAGTTACTATAACAAATGCTATATTTTTCATTTGCTATCCAATTCTAAATCGTATTTTTTCTTCCAATTGTCAAATGTTTTCTTTATTTTGTCTTTCCCGTCCCTATTTATACTTAACCCAATATTGCCTGTAAACAAGACTCCACCACAATAAGGGATCAATCCCCATTTCTTGTAAAAATATATTGCTGAATTTCCATAATTTTTCCTATTTCTCCACTGAAGTTTTCTGATCTTTTCAGATTCTTGATTTGGCTTAACAAGCCTTCTGTGTATTGACGTGGCTTTAGAATATACTCCTATTTTGTATCCTGCTTTAGCGACAGACATTGGTAAATCTATATCCCAAAATCCGTAAGAAATGTTGTCATCACTTCTCACCCCATTTTTTAAAATACTATTTCTCATTATGTAGTAGCCACCTATTACAAAAGGAGTCTCTCTGAATCCTTTACTTCCTCCATTTTCCCATTTTTTACGAAGAAGAAAATAATCATCTACAATTAATTGTCCACCTGACCTAATCTTGCTTGACCCATGATCCTTTGTGCTTCCACTGCATAGCCCTACGGTTTCATTGCTTTCCATAAAATCAAAAAGTTTTTTAGAACCCTCATCTACAATCTCTATGTCATCATCTAACATGAAAATATATTTATACGATTTATCGCACAAAAAATCTTCCATATACAATTTCGCACCACTTGGATACTTCATCTTATCCAGTCTCTTCACTATTACGTCTTCTGGTATTTTATCTGGCAAAGGAATACCATTGAACAATATATATATATCATAAGACAAATCTTTAGAATGAGTTTTTATAGAATCAATGCATGCGTTGGCTACCTTGAAATCTCTTATTGTGACAATTACAAATGCTATGTCTTTCATTGTTTTGTGTTCATCTTTTTTCCAATCACTAATCTATCTGCTTTTTTGCCTACAAAATTTTCAAGATCTTTCAATGTACAATTATACTTTTGAATATCATAAAGATCAACTTCAAATATGTTTTCGTCATTCAGCTTTGGCTTAACTACCTCTATCCACTGACTCTCTATTTCATCCACATACCAAGAACTCTTATCATTTAAGTTCATGTTTTTCCATTTGTTATCTTCTACTTTATTTATACATATATCATCAGTTCCGATTAAATAACTTTTTGTAGCTATTTCCATTGATTTCAATCTTACCAAACTATCAATTACATCGTTCTTATTTCTTCTTAATCTAATGACTTTAATTTCTCCATCAAACTCATCTATGATCATACTTAAAAATCCCTTACAACAAAAATGAGAAGTCTCCATATAAGTATGATTAAAGACACTTTCATTATTTAACATTGACGGGATTTTCTTATTTACTAGCCATGTCTTGACAAAGCTATTTTGTTTGCCTTCTGCCAACATTCTCATTAATGACCAAAAATTTGGATTTGGTTCGTGACCAACCATAAACAGTCGTGACAAGTAAGCAGTTCCACTCCTGCCAGTTGTATGTGTGAATATTAATTTATTTACTTGCTTCATCTAAAACTCATATCCGAAATTTTTAATATCATTTGCATAAATTTTCGCAACAAGTTCAATACTTTCACTATCATAGTATTCTCTATAATGTTTGTGTTCTGATTTTACTCTATGAGGTAATTTAACTTTTCTTATATTTACATCATCACACAATCTATCAAATTCATCACTTAAATTTTCAAAACGATAAATTCCATTCACAGATTTAAATCTCATCATACTGGTTTGAGATTTTATATGCCTTTCTATTTTTGAATTTACATCTTGTTTTGACACAAACTTTACAAAGTGTTTGAAATTTCTATTGAAACAATTCTTATAAAACACTAATTTAGCTCCACCATGGCCATTTATCTTGTTCGAATAACAAGAAACTAATCTATCCCATGGGTTCCTAACAAAAGCAAATCTATAATAGTCTTTGGTGCTTTCATTGAAATCATCTCCTTTAAAAATGAAATCGATTGGTTTATTAATTCTATTTTTTTGTTCATCCAAACTGCTATTTTGTATCAACGCTCTCAATATGCTAGATGAAGCAACTTTAGTTATTCTATACCATACAAATTTATTTTTATGATCTATTGCATAAGTTAGATTCATCTACAATTCCTCCAAAGACCTTCTGAAAAATTTACTAATCAAAAAATCTTTTTGTAAAATTTCTTCTTTACTCATCGACTTAAACCAATCAGGAAATCCATTATTGAACAAGCACACCGTTAAAGCGTCTTTAGGCAATATATTTTCATTTATATCGATAGAAAAAAACTTTTTCTTATCTTTTGCACGTACAGGAGCAAAACGTTCAGGCCCATACTGATACCAATCATATTTTTTGCTATATTTAAATAAAATATCTCCACCTAATCCTGCCCAAATTGATGGTCTATAATTGCCAGAAGAAACTAGTTTTCTAGATTCTTGTACATGACTCAATAACATTGGATGCTTAGGGACTGAAACTAAAAATGCAGGTGTTGGCTCTCCCTCATTTCTTGTCCAAGAAACGAATTTATTTTTATCTAAATTACCTAATATTTCAGTCAATGGTTGCATTACTATTGTATCATTATCTATCCACATCCCACCATATCTATAGAGTAGCTCATATCTGATATAATCTGCTTTATGCGCTAATTTTTTCATATTCATAACTGCGTCTGGCAAATCTGGTAAATAATCATATATAGTATATTTATTTAATAGTATTATGTTGAAATCTCTGCTGCAATGTTTTTCTATGAGTTCAAAACATAAATCTAAATATTCTGATTTTTTTGTTGACGGACTATCTTCCCAATATGACCAAGCATTTAACATTTCATTATACCTACTTTCCTATTATCAAAATATTTTGATTATTTTTTGATTTAACATTTCCAAATTTTTCTAAATCTTCTCTAGACCATTGAGTGATGTGCGCCTCTCGTTTGTTTCCATACTTACCATTTTGCCTTTGATTTAGTTTCCCTAAATTAACTGGAGTAACAACAAAAGATACCATATTTGTATTGTCTTTTATCCATTGCAAAACTTTATATCCATCTTTTCTTGGTAAGTGTTCAAGTACATCACAAAAAAATATCATATCAAAATTTCCAAGTTCATCAATAATGGATGCGCAATCTCCAATGTGAATTTTATTGTATATCATTTTATGTAAAGATGTTATATACTTTTCAAAGAATTCTATGCCAACAATATTAGTCTTAAACTCAAATTTTTCTCCGTTCCAATTCTTACCTCCCCATACATCACAGTACTCTCTAGCTAAAAATCCTAACTTTCCAAAACCTGTGCCTATGTCAAGAACGCTTTTAGGTTTATTTTTTATCATGGCTATACATATCTCTTCTAAAGCTTGAGGAAAAGAAGTTGGCATTTTATTTTCTCCTATTATTTTTCAATGTCTATGGAAGTCTTTTGTGGAAGAACATTATTTTTGTCTTCATTCATTCTCCAATATTTCCTTACCTTATTGATTGCCCTGTACCATATAAATTTATGTTTGTGATCTACTGCATATACAAAGTTCATATTTTTTCCAATTCTTTCAATAATTCTTTTGCTCTTATCTTGGCCGTATGTTTACTTTGCACCATTTCATATCCTCTTCTAGATATTACTTCTCTTTCTTCATCTCTTTCCAACCAATACTCAACAAGATCAGGTATATCATTGCCCTGTTTCATCTCTATCATATTTTCTCCTGGAATGAATCCTAAATCTCTTATTTGTTTGGTTACTTCCCCGAACAATAAACAATTACAACCTGGAATTTCCATGAATTTAAGTAACGAATAATCAAACCTACTAACACAGCAAAAAGATATCTTACTTTGATTCAATAATTTCCCATAATCAGAGCCTACTGGCCAAGCCTTATCAGATCCATCTTCTGGTCTTTTAACTTTTCTGAAGTATGATTTACCGTTTAATTTATTCACTATCATGTTCCTTAACGGATAAAAATATTTATCTATTCTTCCAACCATCAGGGCATCATTTTCTTTTTTTAATCCATAATCCTTTATCACATTTGGATCAAAACTGTGAGGAAACCACACCAAGTTCCTATGACTAACATGAGTATGCGATTTTTTAAATCCTTGATAGCGATAAAAGAAAGTTTCAAAACCATTATCTGAATATATCTTAGTGAATTCAGGAACCATACCATGATAATCTTCTACTATCATTACCTTCTTTGCTTTTATGTCTTTCCAATTATCATCTCTATACGCAAATGGTGCATCAACAATGACCGTATCAAATTGGTTAACGTAATCAATATCTAGTCTTTTGGGCATATCTCTTTCTCTATATTCTCTTTGCCATTTACCTGGTTGACACGGAAGCTTAACTTTCATAATTTCAGTTTCAGAAATTTTACAAATTTCTTCTTGAAGAGGATCAAATATTTTTGCTACTCTACTAGATCTATCAATTGAAAGCCATAATATTTTCAAAATTTTATATCCTCATCTATTAATAATGGTAATCCATGTAAATCTCTGATCTCTTTGACATAATTGACTATGGTGTTATTAGTCAACTTATCAATATTGTTGAGCTTAACTTTTCTTTCCCAATAATTACTGATTGGGCTTCCCCCGTACCAATGAATACCAATTGCATCTTCGGGATGCTTTATGTGTTTTTCGCACATTTTCTTTAAAGATGTTTTTTGTGCTCCAATATAATATACCAGATTTTTACGAATACTATGACAACTAGAAGGAGGGTCAGGATATACCCGATGGAACACAATAGAACCATAAATTTGATAATTCTTACCATTTCTATTTTTATCAACGTCAGTCAAATCTAAACTTGTATTTTTAGCAACAGTGTATAAACTTGAATAAAAATTATTATCCTTTGAAGACATTAAAAACCCTATTGAATAGTATCCTTTCGATTTTATTTTTGCATTTGTTTTATCTCTTAAAGTATATGAAATTACAGTATCCATATCTTTATTTTTTCTCTTATTAAAGTAAGCATCGTTTAGTGACTTAAAATATAATATATCCATATCCGACCACAACCCACCAAAATTAGCTAATAAGTATAAACGCAAAATATCAGACTTATGTACTTCTGATAAATCATTTTCTAGTCCTATGTCTTTAAAATTAAAACTAACTATCTCAATCCCTGGTATCAAGGATATTTTTTCGAACCAATCTTCTCCATCATACCCTGCTTGTTCGAAAGTTTTCCACGCTCTAAATGAAGATGGCTTGCTTGGAACATATAGTTTTATTTTCCAATCAGGATTATACTTCCTGAAAGAATACAAGGTTAACCATCTCAAAAAAGAAAGAGGTTGCTTTCCCCAATAAAAATAGGCTATTTTAGGAATTTTTTGCAAATGCCAATTTGAGATGTTGTTAGAACTAGTGTTTATTTTCGTCATTTAAAACTCCCCATTTCCTATTTAAATTAACTACGCACTGCTTCTGATTCTTAAATATGTTTTTATTGTGTTCCATATCAATGGAACCTATCCAGCTACCATAATTATTTATTTTGTGATGATTATAATGATATGCTGTCTTATTAATCCATATTGGCTTACATCCAAACATTTCTAATCTTTTATTGAACTCCGTATCATCATACTCTGGACCTATGAAGTCTTCATTAAAACCTCTGACTTTACGTAATAATTCTCTTTTATAAGCACTCAAGAAATGCAATGGCAATCCATGAGGTACTTCATCATTTCTCAATGGTCCAGAATAAGTTAGTACACAATGCTCTGATCTCTTCTTTCTTGAGGAAGGGTGTTTTATTTTATTAGGAAGATTTTTCCACAATTCTCTAGGAGTTTCATCTATTACTTTATTTCCTTGTAAGTTCAATCCATAAACCAATGGTCCAACTACCCACTTCATCCCGTCTACGCTGCATGTGATATCTACTATTTCTTGTAACATTTGTTCTGACCATATAACATCTGCTCCACACAAAACAACGACTTCTCCTTTGGCCTTTTTGATTCCTATATTGTATGCAATGCCAGGAGAGGTTGGCCCATATTTAAAGGTTTCAAAATATCTTATATTGCTTTTTGTGTTGTATCTTGAAACAGCTTCTTTAGGAGATATTTCAGAACCATCATCTATGAAAATTATCTCAAATGGAAAGTTTGCAACCTGTTTGCTAATGGACCACATAACTTTATCGATTAAATCTAAAGTTCTATTATATGCGCATATGACTATGGACGCTTTCATTTACTTAGTGTTTTACTTACAAAAATATAATCGTTTTTCAACCCATCACTAAGTTCCAATTTTTTATATCCCAAGTTGTCAAAATCTTTTTCTTCCCAAAAACTAATATGCGTTTGATGAGGATTGCCATTTCCCCATGTACTAGGATTGTTAGCATCTACTTCATTTGTTTTTGGCTTGTTTTCAATCCAAAAATTAGGAGTAAATATAATGACATTTTTTTTGGCTATTGATTCTAAATTTTCCAACAGTTTAAATCCGTCATCTTTCTTCAAGTGCTCTATTAAATCTATAGCCACACAAACGTCAAAAGATTTTTCTTCTATATGGTCTTTAATATCTTTGAGGTCACAACATATGTCATTTTCTTCTAAGTAGTCTTCAAAGATATCAACCCCTATCAGCTTGCCACATTTTAAATGTCTAGTAAATTGTTTTATCCCACATCCAATATCTATTACGCTATCATCTTCGCTCACGAAAGATTGAACAGTCTCAACCATCTTTTTTTGATCTGGATTTAGTCCTAATTTTTTTATTATCTTTTTAAATATCTTCTTCATTTTAATTCCCTATCTTTTCAGCGTAAAAACTTCCCCAAGGAAAAATTTCCCTATCACAACTTAAATCCAATTCCTTTAACCAAACACAAGTATCTGGACAAGTATCGTTTTTAGTATTACAAATTCTACCATGTTTTTTTAACTTCAATCCAGTATCTAGCAAATTACCTAAACTTTCCTTCTCCCAACATGTGGTAACTTCACCATCCGATTTTACAAATGCTGCCTTTTCTCCTGCCCAGCACTCCTTGCCTTTAGTTGACTTACTTTTAAACATTGTGTTGAAATAAAATTTAGAATCACAAATCTTCTCTATCTTATCTAAATCTTCCTTATTATATGAAGACGGATAACTAAGACCATTGTAATTTCCCAATAAAGGATGAATTCTAGATCTAATTCCCATATTTTTAAAGTCATTACTAATTTTTATTATGGTATCTATTTTATCAGGATACATAATCAAGACAGATCTAAGATTTATTCCCATATCATTTAGTTCTATCATTCTTTTCAAATACTTATCAAAGTCTATTTGAGATTCATGATAAGAGCAACACATAAAAAATTTATCCTTATTTACTTTTGAACAAAAATCTTTTATAACTGACCAGTTGCATCCAATATTGGAATCAAAACCAATTGTTTTAACGTTTAAGCTATCATTAAATTTGAGTACAGTATCAAGAACCTCCGTAGACACAAAAGGCTCTCCATTGACAGCCACCTTAATGTTTATGTCGTATGGTAAATTCTTTATTTTTTTTTACGACTTGCTTGTTGATAACAGGATCAAAATCTGATATACGTTTTTTAGCACCAGAATCTTCTCCTGCACAATAAGGACAGTTAAAATTGCACCTACCAGTATACATGAAATAGAATATGGCTATTTCTTTATTCATTATATCCCAACCTTTTTAATTAGTTGCATTGCCTAGAATATTAACGACTGTATCGCTTACATTTGTTTTTACATACTCCGATGGTGAATTCCAATCATTTTTCATAGATAAAGAAAGATTTATACAAGACATCACAGATTCGGGATCAACTCCGGACAAAATACTACTACCACATTCAATTGCTTCCAATCTTTCAGTGGTATCCCTAATGGTGACTGAGGAAACCTTGAAAATACAAGTTTCTTCTTGAACTGTTCCAGAATCAGTCAACACACAAAAAGCATCTTTCTCTAAATTAACAAAATCAAAAAATCCTAAAGGTTCAATAAAATTAACGCCTTCAATACTGTCAATTCCTTCATCCATTAATTTGTCTCTAGTTCTTGGATGAGTACTAAATATAATGGGTAACTTATACTTGTCATATGTTCTCTTTAATGATTCTGCTATCTGCAACAATCTATCTTTTATATCTACGTTTTCTGCACGATGAGCCGTTACCAAAAAATATCCACCACTATTAACTCCTAATGTTTTTTTGATCTTACTTCCATTAATTTCTTCACTATACTCATCTAGAACTTCCTTGATAGGATTTCCAGTAACATATATGTTATGCGGATTAATGCCTTCTCTAACTAGGTTGGACTTACTTCTTTCTGTGTATGGCATTAACACATCACTACTATGATCTATTACTCTTCTATTGACTTCTTCTGGTACTTTGTCATCATAACATCTGTTCCCAGCTTCCATATGATACACTTTGATGCCCATTCTTTTAGCTACAAAAGCCGACAGCCCACTATTGGTATCTCCTAGCACTAAAACCTTATCAGGCTGAATCTCTTTGAAAAACTTTTCAGATTCTTTCAATATTATAGAGATTTGTTCCATAGTCGTATTGACCTTACAATTTAAAGAAATGTCTGGAGTTCTCACATTGAGTTCTTCAAAGAAAACATCAGACAAATTTCTAGTGTAGTTTTGTCCAGTAAAAATGAGCTTATGATCAAAAAAATCATCAAGCTTTGGGATCAAACAACTAAGTCTTATGATCTCAGGTCTGGTTCCCAATATTGTGACTAGTTTCACGTTACTCTGTTCCTTCGAACTTATTGTTAGCTATCAACTGCTTCAACTCTTCTTCGTTCATCATATTATCTTTTGAAGAATATTCTTTATCCAAATTAACGAAAGTTATCTCTCTTGTTGATTCAAAATTCACAGGAAGAATAGTGTAATAATCATCTGACACTTTATACGTCCTGTTACATTCCTCTTCGCTTACTAATATCTCATGTATTTTTTCGCCAGGTCTAATACCTGTTATTTCTATGTTTGATTTCGGATTAAATATCTCAATCATCGTTTTCGCCATATCGATAACCTTGGTAGATTTTATGATAGGGATAAGTGTTTCTCCCTTATTCGCGATTTTAATAGCGTCCAATACCGTCTGAACCGCTCTATCTAATGTCAACAAAAACCTAGTCATATCTTCTGTTGTTAGAGTAATATCCCTATTATTTTTCAATTGTTCCATGAACACTGGAATAACAGATCCTCTTGAAGTCAATACATTACCGTATCTTACACAAATAAACCTAGTACTCTCATTAGCCTTGTTAGCATTGGTAAATATTCTTTCCTGTATCGATTTAGTCATGCCCATAACATTGACAGGCTTCACCGCTTTATCTGTAGATATACCAACAACAACTTGAGGTTTAAAATTACTAGCTACATCTACAATGTTTTGTGCTCCCTTTACGTTAGTGCAAACTGCTTCATATGGGAACTCTTCACAGGAAGGGACTTGTTTTAGAGCTGCCGCATTAAACACAACATCTATATCTCTCATAGCTCTTTCAACTGATCTTATATCTCTTATATCACCAATCATATAATCAATTTCAGGTAAATCCATTTTCATAAAATATTGTTTAGCTTCGTCTCTAGAGATAATACGCAACATATCAAGAGAAAAATTAGACAATAAAGTTTTACATAAAATTTTGCCTAAAGAACCTGTCCCTCCAGTTACCAATACTTTCTTTCCATTTAAATCAAGCATTTTCATCATCCTTTACGCTTTGAATCATTTCTTCCCATGACGGGACTACTAAATTGAGCTTATCTACTGTTTTCGATTGTATTAAAGTTTTATCTTCTTCAACGTCCACATCAGACAACAAAACAACACCCTTTATATCAAAAATACGAATTACTTTTTCTACTATATCATATTTAGAAATCGGATCGCTTACTACTTGAAAAAATTGTCCTTTACACTTATCTAGATTTCGCAATGCACAATCCACAAACTTAGACATTTCTAAAGTAGTAATGCCATTGTACATAAAGTTTTTGTAACCTTTGATTGTCTTTCCTTCGCTACCCAGTATCCATTCTAGAAAAGACTTCTTGTTTTTTATCTCTCTTCCAATAATAGAGCTACGAATAAAAACTGCATTATCAGCTACAACTTCTCCCAAATTTTTAGTCCTGCCATAAAAATCATCATCTTTGTAACAATCTGTACCAAAATTAAATGTTACACAATCTTTAAAAGTTTCCACTAAAAGATGAGGTAAATAACTATTGATAAAAATCATCATAGATTTCGATAAATTATCTCTTTGCCTTATTAATCCTGCACAATTTATGATTGTGTCAATTTGTTTTTCTTTAACTATTATTTTTAACAAATTAAAATCTGTATACAAATCAATAGAATCCAATGTATTCTCTTCATTGTAAATTTCAAATTCTTCAAGATCTTCTAATGATCCCCTTATTGTGCAATACACATCATCATAACGTTTAGAAAGATGTTTGAACATTTGATATCCCAACATACCATCTCCACCTAATATCAATATTGATTTCATCCTTATTCTTTGACCTCATCTGTTTCCTTTTTGTCCGACAATATTCCCCAATCAGTTTTTACATTTGCTTTATATTTTTTAGTATTTTGTTCTTTAAGAAACGGGACATTTTTATCTGATCGTCTATATCCTTGAACCTCTCCATTATAATGGTAGTAATGAAGAGCAACTTTGTCTATCCACATAGGAATGCACCCAAATATCTGAAGTCTTCTATTAAACTCGTCATCATCTCCACAAGGTTCTTCAAACTTTTCGTTAATCCCCTTAACTTCATACAACAATTCTCTCCTGTAAGCACTTAAAAAATAAACAGGAAGTCCAGAAAAAGCCTTTCGCATTTTTCTTGGACTTGACTTTACGTTATGAAAATCTGAATCTTCTCTAGGGACATGAGATCTAGGAGCAAGAGAATCTAAATTTATCTGTTCTCCTTCTTTAGAAATGAACTTCATTGCATGTAAAATATTTGGCCATTTTTGTCTGGATATATTTTTAAGTGTTTCATTTCCTTTAAGGCTTAATCCGATAACAGTAGATCCAGCCACATATTCCATGGATTTACCCTCGAAACTGTCAACTAACGGTTGAAGAATTTGCTCTATCCAAATAACATCTGCTCCACAAAGTACAATTATTTCTCCTTTGGTTTTTTTGATCCCAACGTTTAAAGCGTAAGCCGGTGAAGTCATTTTTTTATTATAAGTTCTGTAAAATTTAATTGCAAGCCCTTGCTCGATATACGAATTTATCAATTTTAACGGAGACTCATCTGATCCGTCATCAATGAAAATAATCTCGAAATCAAAATCAACTTTTTGATTTAAAATCGAAAATAAAACATCATCCAATAAGTGTATTGGCCTATTGAAGTTACTCATAACTATTGATGCTTTCATTCATTAAGTCCTTTAGGTGAAATGTTTGAAATCAATATGAATAATTGAATCATAATTTTCCCCATTCAATGCCTTCATTTGCAATATATTTATTTTTGTCTCTATTTTTAAATATTTTTCTATTTTTGAAATTGTTATTTATTTTAATTTCATTGTAATGATAATAATGATAAGCTGTCCTGTTTATCCAAATTGGTTTACACCCAAACACTTCTAATCTGGCATTGAAATCATCGTCCTCTGCTCCTGGAACTTTGTACTTTTCATTTATTCCCCCTACACTAAACAATAACTCCCTTTTATAAGCACATAAAAAATATATTGGCAATCCTGAAAATTTTTTCCCCCCAGAATATACTATGACATTATTCGTTTTTGCACGTTTACAAGAATCATATAAATTATTTTTCTTATTTTTTTTGATCATTTGGCTAGATTCGTAATTTAACCCAAAAACATATGGTCCTACGACTTTTTTAAGCGAATTGTTGTATGTAGTATCTACTAATTCCTGTAAAATTTGATCACGCCATATTACGTCTGAACCACAAATTACTATTACTTCTCCTAATGATTTCTTAATTCCTACATTAATACTGTAAGCAGGAGAAGATTCCTCTTCTCTGCCTGTTTTAAAATACTTTATATTTAACCCTTTTTTTATATAGGATTCTATTAGTTCATCTGGAGAATTCTTAGACCCATCATCTACAAAAACCAATTCAAAATTAAAGTCTACTTTCTGTTTCAGTATTGAATACAATACAAAATCCACCAAATATTCTGGTCTGTTATAATTTACTATAATTATCGATGCTTTCATTTTATCAATTTTTCCAACTTAGCTTTTGGTTGAGCACCAACTAATCTAGTAACCTCTTGACCTTTTTCGTAATAAATGAATGTAGGCATAGAAGTAACATTGTTAGACTGAGCACCGTATTGATTCTGATCTGAGTTAACCTTGCACACCATAACTTCTGTGTTCTCATTCGATAGGTCTTCAAGGATAGGTGCCATCATTTTACATGGAGGACACCAACTAGCCCAAAATTCAACCAGGGCTTTCTCACTATTCAAAATTATATCATAAAAATTCTTATCTGTTAAAATTACTACGCTCATCACACATACCCCAAATCTTCTAATCTTTTTTCTATTAAATCTTCTTCTGAAGCTTCTTCTTCTATTTCCAAATACTCTAGAACTTCACTCTTCTTTTTCGTTCCATCCCATTTCTCATTGGGAACAATCATATGTTCTTTTTCAATGATGCGTTGCTTCACTTCATCTTCCAAAAATAAACGAAATGTATTTCTAATTTCATCATCTACTGATTGGATGGATTTGAATCCAAATTCTTTCTCCAATCTTTCATATACCATCTCAAAAGGAACTTCAGATTCTGTGCGAGGATTCTCATAACGAGCAACTTTAGCATCGATTCCAAACTCTTTCGCAATCTTAGCTATCCTAAGAGCTAACGCTTTGATTTGAGAGTATTCACTTATCTGATTTAATGAGGAGTATTCTCCAGGTTCTGGAGGAGAAGCTATCAACCTAATCATGCATTGCATAGCATCCTGCAAAGAGATGTACCCTTTATACTGCTCTCCGCTTCCATATACAGTGATTGGATGGCCTATTACAGCCTGACTGATCCATCGGTTTAACATAGTTCCAAAACAATTATGCACTACTACATCATTAACACAATAAGAATGATCTTCTTCAACTTCTAAATTGTAAACTACATTTTTATTTCCGTAATTTTTATCAACAAAAATGTTGTTAATCTTCAGTGCGAAATAATCACCTATATCATAAGTTCTGTCCTGACAAACGCCCTGTTCTTCATATTCATAATCAATAACATTTTCACAGAACAAATCAAAATTTTTGCCAGTGATGATCAGTTCTTTTCTTTTGCTTTCAAACTCATAAGGTTCTCTTCCTTCGGAGGAAAAGTCTAGAGTTTGAACTCTGTCATATTCCTTAACATAAGAAAATATTCCAAATCTCAAAAGCAAAAATCTAATTTGACTCAATAAATCATAAGAAACAGAACTAAACGAGCACATCCTTTTAGTCTTATTCCCATCACCTCTCCAATAAGCCTTAATGATTTCTTTGGTATTATCAATGCTCAAATTCATAAATTTATAAGACAAACACTTTTCTCTACATCCATGCCCAAAATTTTTGCCGAATAACAATGAAATGGGTTTGGAGCTTATAGTTACATTGCAAATTTTTCTGGCATAAGTTTTAGAATACTCTATACCTAATTCATCTAGGGAATTAGTTAAATCGTCCAAACCATCTTTTTCATTAATTCCCATCGTGAACCTTGTCTGGTAATCATCACAACATCCTTTTGCTAAATAGTATCCAATAACTCTAGAAAAATATTTATTTATAGGAATTTTATTTTTTACTTTTTTGCACCCTTTTTTATTGTTGTCAACAGAATTTTCTGAATACAAAAAGTCTCCATCCAATACCCCATAATATGTCTCTTTATTTAAATCTATATAATGCTCGGGAACGCAATCATTAATCTTGTTTTTGGGTATCAGTAAATAATAAAGTCCAAAACTATCCTTTTTACACCCTCTTGGTGCTGTGTCTCTATTTTTCCATTTCTGAACCGTAGACGGGTCAAGCCCTAATTTTCTGGCAATCTCAGAACAACTTCTTCCATTTCCAATTTCTTTTTTTGCATAATCGTATTTCTTACCAATGTCATAATATCTCCCTCTATAGCTATGACATTTATCAGAAAGTTCACTTATCGTGACCCATTCTAATTCACTAAATCCAATTTCTGCCTTTTTATTTCCATCTCTCAATGTTCTGTTCTTTTTCGCCACCAAAAAAGGATGATTTTCAGTACAAAGAATATTTTTTTGAACCCCCAATACATCCACTGAATAAATGTCGCTCTCAGACTCTCTGTTGAAAACTTTTTCTACTTTTTTTTCTACCCCTTTATGAGATATAACATTGTCTCCAACTTCTATGTCTTCAATATTCCTTTTTGTACCATCACCCATAAGAACTTCTGCACCGGGCAAAAAACACGAATCAATGTCTGCTCTGGTTCTTAATCGTGGGTCTATTGCAGTCTCTTCAGTATAATTGCCGAAGATAACTCCCTGATAGATATTATGACCTCTTAGCCACCACCACTTAGTACTGGCATACATATTTTGGGAGTCTGCTGTTTTGCTAACATGGTAAAGACTTGTTACGCCTTTAGGAACCATTTCACCACCAAGGGACCATTCCTCATTTCTCCATTTTAATATGGCATCACCTGGGAACATTCCTTCAAATAGTGGTCTTTGAGATACCGGACTATCATACTCACCTGTGCTTGCAAGCTTCAAAATTGACGCTTCTGGGCAATTCTCTTTCACGGAGTACAATACCCCCAACGAGCCAATAATATTGTTATACTGGCAATCCTTGGCATGTTCAAAGTCAATCATGGAATGGGGAGCGGAAGGATTTTCAGCGTAATGAACTACAGCTTCTGGTTTTACTTCTTGAATAAACTCATCCAGTCTATCTTTGTCAAGAATATCCATCTCACGGTAGTTTATATTAATGCCCAGCATTTCCGATGCGGCGTGTAGCCTCTCTGTCATCGGTTCAATCGGCACTACGGTATGACTTCCTCTTTCTTTGACCCATTTTCTGCGATTGTAATTGTCAACACCTGACACTTCACAACCTAGCTTACCTAGCTTCAATGCTAAAGGCCAACCCAAGTATCCGTCAATTCCAAGAATCATTACACGCATATTTTTCAGCATGTATCCATATTCTGTTAATTCCCACTCTGAGCATTCTTCGAAAGTAATGTCAGGGGAAAAGAATCCTAAATCTTCTCTTCGTGAACATTCAATGACTATATAATTTTCGCCAGATCCATCCATGTCATCATGGCTATTCAGGCTTTGACCGCAAGCTCTAAAGTCTACATTCCCTTGAAGTTTTGCAGCGGGGCAATTCCAGCAAGTCTTTCCTTTGTTGAGTGAATTTCTATTTACTTTATTTTCTCCACACATATCGCTTTCCCTTTCCTGAATATAACTCGTTCTATTTTTGTATTATACCAAGTCTTACAATCAAAACAATGAAAAAATTTAATATCATCCTTAGTGATCCATCTCAACTCATCGCCACATACCTTGCACCTAATTGAATAAATCGAAACACCTGATATTTTTCTAATGAATTTCTTTAACCAAAATGGAATATTTATTCGTCGCATCTAATCTCCACAAGATCCATTGTCGCATCTAGGATTCTCGCATTTAAGACAAGACCCATTTAGCTGCATTCTTGAACCACAATCCTTGCAAGTCATGGCAGGATGAGCCTCACTCATTTTTTGAACTTCAACTTTTTGATTGGCGGCTTCTTCTAGGCACTGAGCCAAAATATTAGGACAAGACAAATACGATTTAGGATCTTTTCCAAATGTTTTAGTAGGATGAGAGCATCTAATATTTTTAGACTTCTTGATGATCTTTGCTGGATCAATTCCATTCTGAAGCAAAAGACTAACCAATTTTCCACCCCACTCCAAAAACGCACTTACACAGTCACCACTATTGCCCATCTCAACGATAGTCTCAACTGGTTTTCCTTCCATGCAATTAACTGTACAAAACACTGAGCCACAACTCGCTGTTTCAAACTCTTCAGTTTCACCTTTTAGCTTTTTAGGTCTTACAAATTCTGCATTAGTTACAACCGATCCATCAGCACCATTGGCTCTGTTCTTGTCTGTGCCTTTAGTGTATACTTGCATACGCTTGCACCCATCTCTAAATACGGTGACGCCTTTACATTTTAAATTATTTGCTTCGATATAAACGTCTGACACTTCCTGTACCGTAGCACTACTAGGTAAGTTTACGGTTTTTGAAACCGAAAGATCTACATAGTGTTGAATAGCAGCTTGCATTTTTAAGTGCCAACTAGAACTAATCTCTTCTGCGTTTTGAAACACTTTTCTCATATCCTCTGGAAGATCCAACTCATCTACGTTTCCGCTCTTCAAGAAATTATTGTAAGCTCTTTTCCCTGTCTTGTTTTCCTTACACCACTTTTCAAGACCGGGCTGAACAAAAATCAAATCTTTTCCATCCATCACAGTCCTGACATACGAATAGGCAAAGACAGGTTCCGCACCACCACTACAATCACCGATAATAGATAGCGTGCCAGTAGGAGCGATAGCCATAGTGTTGCAATTACGAACGGGTTTACCATCTTTGTAAACGCTCTTATTGAAATTAGGAAATGATCCCTTTTCTTCTCCTAATGCGTATGAGGCTGACTTAGCAAACTCAGAAATATTTCCCATTAATTGTTGTGTGAATAAAACTCCTTCTTCTGATCCGTAAGGAATTCCCTTTTGAATAAGAAGGTCAGCAAGTCCCATAATTCCATATCCAATTTTTCGATTGGCTTGAGTGTTATTTTTAATTTCTTCTAGGGGATACTGATTTAAATCTATGAGTGCATCTAACATTCTTACGGCCAAGGCTGAATCTATTCTAAGACCTTCCCAATCATATCCACTATCGCTACCTGAATCATCATATTTAGCAACATTAGTAGAACCTAGCACACAAGATTCACCGGACAGTAGAGGTACTTCACCACAGTTGTGTACCTCTATCCCATCGATAACCCCATGCCTCGTTTCTGGGCTAATAAAATCATATACTTCATTTTCACCAATCAATTCTTTGTTTACAAAAACCGACGGCAACAACCTTCCAGGGTTTCTATCGCAAGCCATGTCTAAATTATCGTTTTTATAAGAATGAATAAACCCTATATTTTCTCTAAAAATATTTAGACTATCAACTGTACTAATATCTAAATCATAAGACTCTTTACATTTATAAGTCCCATTATCAAATTCAACATCCTTAGATTTATTAGTTGTGATATATGATCTTATTCCGAAAGATTTTAATAAAATTTGAACTTGTTTTGACAATTTTTTGTTGGTAGTCTTTAACTCGACTCTGGTTTTAGATATCACAGACCCATTAGCAGAATACAGACCTCTCAAGAACATTTTCAAATCTTCACTGCCCATCTGCATAACTTCATCAGATAAATTTCTTTCGGGCAAAATGTTACCAAATAAATAATCGTCACAAATTTTAGACAAAGAGCTGGGGAGTACATACACTCTTCTATTTTGATCATCATCAAATTCAGTTTCAAAATTATCGTTAAAATACTCTATTACATCACTATCTCGTCTGCCGATATTGACATGTTTCCACTTTTGGGACTCTTTATGATATGTACCATCTCCTTGCATGAAGCCTAGAAAAACAGAAATATTATCTTCTAATTTTTTATCTCCAAAATATAATGGCATATAATTTTCAAAAAGTGCATCTCCAGGCTGTAAATCACTTACTTCTATATCTGATCTCTCATCTGTATTATGAATTGTATCATTAAACCGAGAATCATTATTTGCTATAGATATTTTATGATTATCTGTTGTTAGAATTTCTTGGCCAGAAGAAAACTTGCTCTTATAAACAGGCTTAATGCCAGTATAAATAACTGTTCCAAGCGTCCACTTTAACCCATCCCAAATTTCAACATCAACATCAACTAAATCTTCTATTTTTCTGTATCCACTTTTTGTTAGCAACAAAGATCCCTTACAAGCGCATGGGTTAGTACTTTCAATGCTTCCAACTTCTGGGACTTTATTATCTCTGTTAATATTGTCTAAGAAAAGGATACCTGGATCACCTGTGGAATGAGCACTCTCTACAATCTTGTTCCAGATCATCTTTGCACTTACTTTAGGTTTAATCTTCTTATTGTCTTTTGGGTCTATTAACCAAATCTTTTCATCTTCTGCCACGGCTTCCATGAATTCATCCGTAATGCCAACAGAGATGTTCATATTTTGAAATGAAAAGTCATCGTTTTTACATTTTATAAACTCTAGAATATCAGGATGATCAACACGAATAGTAGCTAGAAGCGCACCTCTTCGTTTACCGCCTTGTTTGACTGAATCTGCGGCCATATCAAAATTTTTCATAAATGAAACAGGTCCAGAACTAGTTCCACCAGTAGTCGCTATGCCAGAACCACTAGATCTCAATTTACTAAACGATAGTCCTACTCCTCCACCAAGTTTAAATATTGTTGCTACATCTTTTACTCTTCCAAATATTGAATCCATAGAATCTTCTGGATTCAGAACGAAGCAAGCAAAAACCATTGGATTCTTTGTTCCCGCGTTCATTAATACAGGACTTGACGGAATAAATTTCAAATCCGACATAATTCTGTAATATTCTTCTTCGTAATGCTTCTTGTCTTTTTCTACTGATGCGGCAAATTTTGCCACTCTTCGAAACATCTGTTCTGGGGTTTCCGATAGTTCACCCTTCTTATTTCTTAATAAATATCTTTCTTCTAGGACACTTATAGCGGAGTCACTTAGTTCAATTTTTTTTGTTATTTCCTCTGGCATTTTTCCCTCTTGATTCTGTCTAGTATAGGTGGGCTATCTTATATATAACTGAAAACCGGACAATACTACATTTCTTTTTAAGTTTACTTTTTTAACGAATACTGTTTAACAGAATCTGATATATTACCGACAGGACGATCCTCATTAAGTTCTCTCATGATTTGTTCAGATCTGTTCAATACAGACAAAGATACTTTTTCATATCTTTCTAAAAAATCTAATAAATCACTGGAAGTATTAGATTGATCTCTGACTTCATTATTGATAAGATGAGAAACCAAGTCAGCAAATGTGCGGAAGAATCCTATAACATAAACCTTAGATCCAGCCTCATATTCTACGCCTTTACGTATAACGACCTTAGTCTCTTTTTCGTTTTCTAAGATCCAGTTATAATTGTCAGTTCTGAAACGATAATTAGAATCACCAATACGAATGAAATCTGTAGATTCTTTCTTGGCCTTTACGCCCTTTACTTTCTCTTTGACCATTGTTTCTCTCCTTTGATATGGCATGGGGATTTCTCCCCATGCCGTTAATCGTTACTGCGAAAAGTTTCCGTTACCACCCTCATTAACCCCATCGTTCATTTGAGGATTAAGAGGAGTTCCATCAGTATTGAATTGTCTCTGAGTTTGTTGTTCCTGCTGATCTTGCTGTCCCTGTTGGCCATTTGGTTGAACAGGTTCATTCTGACCTTGTGGTTGAACTGGTTGACCCTGATTCTGTTGGCCTTGGTTTTGTTGGCCCTGGTTTTGATTCTGATTCTGATTTTGATTTTGATTTTGATATGTCTGTTGATTTTGTTGTTGAGCATCAGCAGAATTATCAGATTGGAAAGATTGAACTACTAATTCGGTTTTCCATTTCTTACCTTCTCTGGATTCGTAAGAAGAGTTTTTGATATTACCCTTCAATACTGCCCATCCACCATCACCGACCATACCATTCAGTTGTTCACAAATATCATTCCAAGCTGTGAAATTGAACTGAGAACCGATCCATCCGCCATCTTTCTTCTGGAAAGGAACTAAGATTTTTCCACTCATGACAGGCGTACCATTCTTAGTATATTTAGGATTCAAATCAAAGATCTGACCTTCCAATACCAATTCATTAGTTCCTGCTCGTTGAGGGACTACTCTCTGTCCTCCACCATTTCCGCCATTCCCGCCCTGATTCTGATAGCCACCTTGATTCTGATTCTGATTCTGATTCTGGTGTCCACCGCCCTGATTCTGATTGTTGTACGTCATCCATTTCTCCTTTTACTATATTCTCTCTTTTGTTTTCATTAATTTGTTAAACTCATCTAATGTTTTATAATCGTCTAAATCCTTTTTGTCAAGACCTCCATAGCTTATTTTGTGTACATTGACTTTATACCGTAATTTCTTGTAAGCCTTGATATGTCCTGCTATCCCTGCTTTGTCATTGTCTAAAGCTAATGTAACATCATAAAAATATTTTTGCAAAAGAGTAACTTGATCATCTGATATTTTGTTACCCATACATGCCACAACATTATGAACGCCGTATTGTCTAGCTCTCCATACACAAGCAAAGCCTTCAACAACTATTACGTCCTTAAATCCTAATTCCAAAACTTTGTCTAGGTTATAAAGTATTTTACTTTTTTTGGTACTGGCCCAAATCTTATACTTCATATCTATATCTTCGGTTGCCCTACCGGAAACGCATACTACCTTTCCTGTCTCATCCTTAATAGGAATCACTACTCTTCCTTCTAATTGCCCAAAGTTCGAATATCCAACTCCGAAAAACTTCATTGTCTCAGGTGAAAAACCACGATTTATAAAGTAATCTGAATCTCCTTGTGTTACTTTTTGAACTAGGTTATCATCCAGTGCTTCATTTTCTTCGTCAGCAGATGATAGGAGGTTAAGATCATTGACCCATTTCTTATCTCTCCTACTAATATATAGCTCAGATTCAGTGATATTGTCAAGTGTTAATCCAAAAAACTTCTCAATTTTTTCAATTGATTCATCTCTAGAACAATTATGTACTCCACATACCAATCCCAACAAATCAGATCCATGAGTCTCGTTACAATGATGCGAATAGCACACCCAATTAGAATTCTCAGTATAATAAGCAAATGCGGTTTGATTATCTGCATTTTCGTGTATCGGACAAGCACCTCTGATAGTACCTGCTACTGACTTCATAAATTTTAAATCAATGAATTCAGAAAAGAAATCATCCATATCTATAATGGACGATATTCCGTCTATGTCAATCAATCTTCCCATTATTCCCCAACGATTACCGGAAGCTCTTCAAATTTGTTTATCTCACCATTGAATTCCAGGTTGATTCCATTTATGCATTCTCCACCGGCTCTAGCAGCAATTACATGCAGTTTGGTATTTCCATTGCCTCTTCCGTCTTGTTCTATTTCGTCAAAGTTTTTACGTCTAAGCATTAACAAATTGCTGCAATACATGAGCAATCTATCTGAACCCGCAACACATGACTCCAAGGAATCTGGATTGTTATTCTTAACAGCATCTCTATTCAGTTGAGCCGCACTAACAACCGGGATATCATAAGATCCTGCTATGATGTTTTTAAGTCCAGAAGTGGTGAATCCTAAATGCTGATATTCTTGAGTAGTCATATCAGATGGATCTCCAACTTTGATGTAATCAAAAAATACTACGCAATCCTTATATCTCTCCTTGTCATTGTACATCTCTTTGCCGACATTCTTGAGCAAGAACATTCTCACTAATGAAAGAATTGATTCAAATCTAAATTCAGGAATGTAAGTATGATAAAACGGAGAATCATGCAACATTTTATTAGTGTCTAGCACTTTTTTAAACGTATCATCAGATCCTTCGAATTGACCATTCTTAATTTCTCTTTCCTTGACGCCACTAAGCATTGCCAGCTCTCTGAACCAATCCTCTTTGTCACTCATCTCAGTGCTTATAAATAGAACTGGGATTTGTAATACCACACTAATATATGTGGCCCAATTCATCAGGATTGTAGACTTGCCTCTTTTGGGTCTTGCCCCAACTATTGTAAGGGAGCCTCTCGCTAATCCTGAAAGCAATCTATCAATCACTGGAAACCCAGTAGGAATACCAAACATTTCTTGCGGATTATTTAATAGATCAGTGAGTATCCTATCCCCATCATCGAACTTTGAAAATGCTTGATCTTCTCCAAGTAAGGAACTTGTTTCAAGATATTTCGACTCTTGATATTTTACTACATCCTCTATACTTGACTTTTCTTCCATTAGCGAGTATTGCATAACTTCAGAAGCAGTAATATATGTTTTGCGTCTAAACGCTACCGTCTTTAACTCTTTCTCGTAATATGGTAATTGGATAGGATCTGCTGCAATCGTACTGATATCTTTCAGATTCTGAGCACCACCAATAGCTTGATCTAACCCTTGTTTCTTGGCTTCGTTTAGCGCGGCCAACGGAGTAATGCCTATTCCATCTGAAGCCATAGCTTTCAATAGTTGAAATAGAAATCTGTTTGACAAGTCTGAAAAATCGTCATCTGACAATCTAAAACTTAATTCAAATACATTATCTGGTTTTTTGAAAATACAAGATAAGATTGATCGTTCAATTCCTATATTGCTAATTTTCTTATAATCGTTTTTATCGATTGTGATCATACTGACCCTGCATACCTTCTTCTCTGTTCTGAATCATCTTTTCATCTTTCACTTGATCAAAAACCTTTTTGATGTTATTGTTATATTCTTTAATAGAATCAACCACATCTTTCAACATATCCATTACGTCTCTGGCGTGATTTAACTCTACACCAAACGTTCTAATCTTATCATCTAGCAACTCTGCTCTAGCTCTTCTTTCCTTCACTGTCTTAATTTTGCTATGGTCCATTGATGCCGTTCTTTGACTAATAGCAGTTTCATACTTGCGAAACATTCTATTGTAACGAATGCTGCTCATATTGTATTTTCCAGTAGTAAACACGATGTACTGTCCCATTGAAATTAAATACTTCGCCAATTGACCCATATCTTTTCGTGACAACGCATCAAGTGTCTGAGACGTATCCATAATCTCGTCTATGATAGGAGATTTATTAATGTTTAACAAGCCTAAATCTACCAAAGTATTTTTAAGTATTTGAGTAGAACGATCAGAATCTGAATCTGAATCTAAAATATCATTTTCTATATAAATCTCATCTTTGACGGTTTCCTCTTGCGCAACCTGTGTTTCCGTCTCTTCCACAGGAGTTCCATCTGAATTAAATTTCATGTCAACCTTCCTTTAGTTTTGTAAGTATTTTATCCTTTAGATATGTTGGAGTTAAACTTTTTTCTTCATTGGCCTTAATCCTGACCAAGCTAATCCCCTGCAACTCACATAACTCTTCTTTATTGCTATCCCTAGACTGAGACTTTTTAAAGTTCTCTTCTGACTTGTGGAAATGTGGAGAGTATTGATCGTGCTGTACCCCATCAAATTCAATCGCTAAATCCAGTTCTCGAATAAAATAATCTACCCTCAATCTGTTTCCGACATTATATTCTTGAACAATGTTAAATCCTGGAAAGATTCCCTTCAGACACTTGTATACTGATTCTCCGCCTTTGCTACCATGCCTTATCTCTTTTATAACTGGCAAACCCATTTTTCTTAAGTGCTTTTTTACTTCATTAACAGGAATTTTAACCGTAGAAGAGATCTCATTTACAGTTTTACCCTCTTCTCCCATAGTCTTTATATTTCGCAATAAATCTAGAGAAGCTTTCACGAATACAACTCCTTTACCTTATCTCTAATTTCGTTGTACAACTTTTCATCTTCGTACAGCATTGCTGCCAATTTAGACATACCTTGACAAACCGTCCTATCTTCATAACTGTACCATGATCCGCCCTGAACGATAATATCGTTAACCTTAGCCAACTCTATCACTTCACGAACCTTGCAAAACCCAATTCCATAGATATAATCAAGTGTCGTAGATTGATGAGGATTGGATATTCTGCTTTTAATATTCGTAACTCTAACTTTATGTCCGTAAGGGGGCTGTCCCTCTGCGACCCTTAACGTTTCAATTCTTTCCAGTTGCAAACGTAGAGACGCATAATATCTCAAAGCTTTTCCACCACTACCCTGTTTGCCCGAACTGCCGAAACCACCCATTGAAATCTTTTCTCTAAATTGATTAATGAAAAGAACCGCCGTTTTAGTACCAGTTAGAGAATTATTCATTTTTCTAATTCCCTTTGATAGCATTTGTGGTAGAGTTCCAATTGCACCTTCCCCTACCTTATCGTTGATAACTGATCTAGGAACACACGCATCCACACTATCAATAACGATTAGATCTACGCAATTACTTTTAATAAGTGACTCACAAATATCAAATACATCTTCGCCGCATCCCGGCTGTAACACTTTCATTTTTTCAGTGTCAACACCAATAATATTCGCCAATGATATATCTAAGGCATTTTCAGCATCGATATAATACGTTGTACCACTCAACTCTTGTGCGGCTTTTGCGACAAAAAGAGCAAGACTTGTCTTACCTACTGTCTCCTCTGCTATAACCTCGGTTATTCTTCCCCTTGGGATGCCAACATTATTTAAAATGTAATCTAACCCTATAAACCCTGTGGTAATACCAGTTAATTTTGCGTCCTCATCATTTAATGTTTTCGAAACATTGATTCCATATTCTTTAGCTATCTGAGCCTCTATGATTGCTAGTTTCGCCTCATTACTTACAGACTCATCAACTTCTTCTTCTTCTTCTTTTTTCTTTCTTTTTGCCATTCTATCCTCTTTCTTCTAAACAATAAGATCTATATAGTATATCGCCTACCTTGTTTAACGCTAGTTTATTTGCCATCATAAACTTTATTACTCTATTCACATCTGAGAACGTATTCCCATCATCTATGAATTTTTTCAATACAAATATTTCTTTTTTTACTTCTGCCTGGGAGATGCTTCGCTTTAAATGTACTTTATATATGTCATTTACAGTTACATGAAGTCTTTTCATCATTTGACTATCTAGTGTAGTCTTTGCTCTTTCTGCTATTTGTGGGAAATCTATGTATATTTTTGAATCTTTCGGGGAAACTCCCTTAACCCTGATGTGAAACGCAGAGCCTATCTTCTTAAACCCTATCAAATCATTTTCTCTTAGCTCAATTAAAGATGTAAACTCGAAACTGGGAACCTTGCTTAAATCTACGTTTTTTAAACTTTTTATTCTTGTCGATATTTCTCTCAGGAAAATATATATTGAAATAGCATTTTCACTGATAGACCCCAGATAAGAAAGCAGGGAAGTGTTATAATTCGATACATTCCCTGCTCCATCATTATACGTGAATAGTTTATAAGTAATCTTTGCCATATTGTATTATAATTGAATACAACACTTTCATCAAGCGATATCTAAGAATATCTTTTATTTCCAAGTAACGGTTCCTAGCTTGAACCAGCCATACCTATGCATCTCATCAGAGTCCAACCATTTTCCATGAGCACCAGGACTTATCAAGGATTTCTTCATATCAGGAGGAACAGTGTTAAATCTTGCTCTTAATAGGGCCATAACTACGGCTTCTGAGCAATACCACTTATCTTTGTCATCCTCTCCTAACTCTTCGCCTGTTACGGTTAGATAGGCTAATCTCATGACACCAAACCAATCATAGCTAGGCTTTTCACCCATGATATGGAAAACCTCGTCTAAAACACGCTGAACATGAAAAGGAGTCCATTTAATATTGAAATAAAGATCCATATCTGTGTAATATCTTTTGAGGAATCTTCTTAGTCTGCAACGCCTAAATCCAGAAGGTTCTGCACTAGCTGTATAATCATTTATTCTACCCCTATAATCATGACCGCTGCTGATAACTATTTCTTCATGACCATACTTGGGTTGAAACATTGTGATTATTTTGCCAAAAAGATCATTCTTAAAGGTAGCATATTTGTTAGGTTTAATTAGAGCCACAGTTCCGGTAGGAACATACTTGACGAAATCTTTCCAATTGTCGAATTCTAGTATTGTTTTACCACCATAACTAAGAATGTTTGCATTGAATTGAGGTTTGCTTTTCATTTTCTCTCCTAAATACGAGTAGCCCCCGTATACGATACGAGAGCTACCTTTGAAATTTTGATTAAGCTATCAGCCAGTCAAGTCTCAGCAACGTTTCAGGCTTAATCTCAATGTCACCAAGTTCATCAATCTTTACGGCTTCAAGATCAATATCGTTTTCGATTGTTTGCAATTCTTCAACTTTAGCCTTGAACTTTTCAGGATCAGTGATTTTAACAGAATCAGTCACTGCTTCACCATTTTCGTCCAAAGGATGTACAAATTTTCCTTCTTCATCTTTTTCGAAAAATTCTTCACGAACAATCTTCATAGCTTCGTCTAGATCTACAGCCAACTCATCATATTTTCTTGCAATCTTAACCATTCTAAATGAAATTGCCACGGGAAGCTTGGTACTCATCAATGCCTTCATTGATTCTGATGTTTCCGGATTAATTTGCGAATTCTTTACTTTCATGTAACTCTCCTTTTATTTGTCTCTATTGTATTATAGACTTATTGTTTATTTCTATCAAGTCATTTCTAATGCTTTTTTCTTTTTCTTCAAACGATTTGCAATGGTATCCATTTATTATTGGGTTTTCACAATCATTTGAACGTGACCAATTATTCCATCTCTCAGACAATGCACTGATATGACGTCTCCACATGGGCTTTTGAGATATTTTATTAAAGTTTTTTTCTTCATGTATACAATTCATAATTGGTCTGCTGTCAAAAACAGCATTTAAAAATTCCAACACAATACCATTATTAAGTACAGCTATGACTCCTACATTGTAATATGGATTACTACTTCTACTCATTATCTTCACTACACCCAAAAAATCATCATTATTAAATTCTAAGAAGATATTATCTAACGGAATATTAGTGTCGCAGACTACGCAATCATTATCTAGCCAAACAACTCTATCATATCCTTGTTGGAGAAAATCATAAATATAATACAACTTGTCCCAGTATGAAGTTCTTCCATTTAATTTGCATTTTGCATGATGCTCTGAAAAGCAAAAATATTCATACTTATTTTTCTTAGCCCAAGACTCATGACGACTCCTAGTTAATTCTAGGAGTCGCACATGTTCTTCACCGTAAGCAGATTGTATTACTGCTTTTCTCATTATGCAGTAGGAGTATCATAATAAGGCATCCATCTAGTCGTATTGTTGATCTCAATTTGTACAAATCCAACAACAGAACCAGGAGTAGTGTAAGTACTGATCGAAGCGGTATCACTTCCTGCCTCTGTGCCTAAAAAGTTAACCAAAGGAGAGCCTGCATTATTTTGATCTAAATTCATAACTGGTTCGCCATCTACTGATTCTAGCCACATAACCGGATTAATTGTACTAGTCTGAGACAAACTAAACGTCATAGTACCAAAGTCAGCAGCAGGAGACACATCAGAAGTTTTCCAAGTTATTCTTGCAACTTCAATTTGACTCTTAGCACTATCTACACTGTAATAACTATTAAACCCACCAACTCCAGCGGCTGGAGTGACGGCGGCAGTTACATCTCTTCTGTAGCTTGCTACTCCAATAACATTAGCCGTTCCACTATTGTCTCTAGTAACAGTAAAAAAGCCATCATTTATATCTAGATCACCATTTCTAAGTATCGTGTCTCCTCCGAAGCTTTGAGCACCACCATTAGTATAAATCGAATAACTTCCAGCGTATACTCCACTAAGGTCTTCGACGTAAATACCGTATGCGTTAGTAACGTCTGAGGGAGTAGCTGGAGTACCTACCTTAATACCATAACAATCGTATGAGTCTCCATCGTTTGTCGCAAAATCAATATCAACACCTATCAGATCGGTGCCGCTAGTAACATAATCTCCAGTAACAGTAACTGATACACCTGTTTTACCAACACTACTATCTCCAATAGCACTAACTAGCAATGTATCACCATGATGAACAAGACCTAATTCAGTATAGATCGCATAATTAACAGACGTAGCTTGTGACATGTTTCCTACGTATATGCCATAAATATTTGCATAACTTGCGCTAGACAAATGATCTATTGAAATACCGTAGAACGAATGACCTGTACCTGTAACGGTAGGATCAGTATCAATACTTAATCCTAATACCTGCTGAGTAGAAGCAGCTCCATCATAATACGCATTAATCAATAAGCCTGGATTACAATGTCCAGGATCAATAGTTACCGTATCGCCAAATCTGACATCGCCAACTCCAGTATAAATAGCATAATTACTATTAGAACCTGAAGACATATCTCCTACTTCTATTCCGTAGTTATTCAAAGTACCGGAC